AGGAGTTGTTAATCTAGATTAAAGTCAGAAGATGTTTTTCCAGGTGTTGGAAAGTCATCATCATCATCACCAAAATTATCTACTGGTTTTACCTCAAGTTTCTTAAGGTGCTTACCTTCATCATACTTAAGAATTCTATCAGAACCTTCTTCACCATAAGCATACTTATTGTTTTCAGCTTTTGGCAACCACATGTCATATGCAGTATAACCAGACTTGTTCTCATATTCTTTACCAGCAACACAGAAATCTAGATACTTATCTTTAAGTGGAGCATTGTCACTGAAGTTCTTTACAAACTCCTCAATGCTGTTAAATTTATTATCTTGTTCTTCAAACCATTTCATTATACCAGTTGCTTTAGACAAGTTAGCCAAGAACATCATCAAAGATCTATCTCTTTGAATCTTAATCCCAGACTTTGTTTGTCCATCTGCAAATGCATACTGACTAGCTTTTACTCTACCAATCTGACCCTTATACTTTCCTTTGCTTTCATCATCTTTATCAATTAGAAAACCTTCAAATCCATCAATTGGTTCTGTCTCAACATTTAACATCAAGTGTTTAGCACCATCAATAAATTGAAAGTCCTCTAACACAATACTGTTAATTCTTAATGTGTGGTTACCTGGTGCAATAGTCTTTGCCATTCCACTACCACCTTCACTTACTAGATCTTTTGTACTTAATCCCATTTTTGTTATTATTTATTATTTATATACTTTTTCCCAGTGAGTCATTAGCTCACCATTTACCATTTCAGAAATTACTATCTCTTCATTTCTTAAGTGCTCAGGTCTTGCACCACAAGTCACTTCTTCATTAGTCTTAAAGCTTAGAATAGTTTGTTCACCTTTTCTAAACATATAACCAATAGCATCTGCATTTGCACAAATTAAAGATTTTATTTTACCTGTCAAATCAATGTTTGCAGACATAACCATCTCACCTTTATCATCTACCTGCTTGTCCTTAATGTGACCAGATAAAATAATTTGGGGTGCTAATGTATCAATAAAATCTAAAACTTGAAAGAATGCTTGCCTAACATATAAGTAACCTGCACCATTTGGTAAAGTAAGTATACTGTCTCCAGAATAGTTCTTACCCATTGGTGTTTGTTTATATAGGTTAATTGCAAGCGGCATAACCATATCTTCCAAAGCTGTCACAGTATCAATTGTAACATACTTGTACGGATAGTTAGCTTCTTTAATTGCTTTACCAATCTCTTTGAGCTCTTGTAGATTATTTGCTTTTACTTTAATGGCTTCAACATAGTCTGCACCATTTTCTAAGTCAATAATCAAATTACCCTCAAGACCAGCAAATGCACTTGTCTTACCAGTTTTAGGCTTAGAGTAGATAATTAATCTTTTAGGATTAACTCTATCAGCTTTTACTTTTTTAGTTGGAAGTACTATACCCATGTTATTTGTTTTTAAATGCTACTGCAAGTTTCTGAAATCCAGCTGCAATCTCTAATAAAATAGCAGATACATCACCTGAACTTTCTACATCTTTCAGTTTGGGAACAAACTCCTCTTCAAAGTCTGGAAAAACACTTAACTTCTTCTGCTCTACAGGTTCAGTAGTTCTGTTCTTCTCATACTCATTGTAAGGAATTTCTTCAGAACCCTTGTTTACACATACCAACTCTGAAGTAGGTATAATATAAGCAGTGTATTCATCTCCTCTTGAATTTGTAGAAACTTTAACTTCATACTCTTCTTTAAAATAAGGATTGTATCTACATTTAAATAGTGGTCTTTCCCAATACATTGGGGTCATATCTGTTTCCATGCCTTTAGCATCTCTAACAATATCTACCAATTCTACATAAATATCAGAACCCTTATTTAGTTCATTTTCAAATAACTGGATCTGTCTTCCAAATTTACCTTTGCTATAAAAAGCAGTCTTTGCAATAAATTGGTAACTAGAACTCAGTTTGTCTAGATAACCAGAGTGATGTTCCATCAACTCTCTTTCTTTGTCTCTTCTGTTATACATATTTTTAAAATTAATGTGCAGATACTGGTGGTGGATCAGTCTCAATAATCCTCATAACATCTCTATCCAATTTGAAAAAGGTCATACCCATAAAACCATTTCTTGATTTTAGTATGTGAAATACTAAAAGATCTGGGTCATTGATAATATACTTTTCTGGACCATAGAATTTAATTCTTCTGTTAAAAGGACGATTAATTCCTAACACAACATCTGCATGTTGTAATAAAGCATCAGAACCATATAAATCAGAATCTAGAATATAATTCCCATATGTACCATCTTTTGCTCTTTCTATAGTTTCAACATTTCTGTTTAACTGACTAAGAACTAAGAAAGCCACTGGAAACTTCTTCTTCATTTCTGTAAGGGCTTCACCAAAAGCATTCAACATCTCAAACTTATCTTTATACTTTCCACCAAGTTTAAATAAAGCTGAGTGATCCACAGTAACTAAAGTATTTACAAAACCATCTTCTGTTTTAAATTGCTCCATATAAGAATGAATAGTAGCACACATCTCTTCCACTGTACATGGATCATACACAACATCTACTATATCATAACTTTCTGTGCTTTCATAAAACTGAACACACTTTTGATATACACCTTTGTCTACAGGCATATCCTTACTCATCAGAGTATTGTAATCAGAACCAACATTCATAGACAATTTTCTAATACCATTTGTCTCATCTAGCATCTCAAACTGAAACTTTAATATTCTGAACTTTTGGTCAGGATTCATCTTGATGACATCATTAACCAATTGTTCCATAAATAAAGTCTTACCTGTTCCTGGTCTTGCACCAACAACTGTAATAGTTCTCCATTCTAGACCATCACAAAAAGCATTATTAAAATTCACCCAAGCTGTCTTCAATGACTTTAATTCACCATTGCGTCTAGCTTTCATTTTATAGAGTGCTTTTCTTAAAGCGTCTCTTTCACTTACAGGCTTTAGGGGCCTAGCATTATTATACATATTCTATAGATTAATCTTCTGGGGTACCTTCTACTGAAGGTTGAATTCTTTCATATAGATAGTGAGACAAAGTAATTATACCTTCTATGGCTATATACTGTAAAATGCTCACTTCTACAATGTAGTTGTTAATTATTAGATACAAACACACACTCCCAATAATCCCAATAAATAACTTCTTTAAATTTATGTGTATCAAAATAGTCTTTCTTTAATAAATATTATTTCATCATCTGGTTTATTTAAAATCATTTCACAATAATCAGCCAAGTCTGAGTCCCAAGTTTTGTCACTGTTTTGCTTTCTAATAAAATATTGAGATGTTCTCATGTACTGATAGTTAATCTCTCTGTATTCCAAAACATATTTCTTTGCTGCTAACAAAACTGTTTCCCAATCATATTTATAATTTTCAAAGAACCATCTAAATGCATTCTCTAAGTTTTTAGAGTTAGATCTTGCATACTTACCACTGGCAAGTTTAATACTTGGAAATGTTTCTGAATACTTCTTTACACAGTCTTCAAAATTATCTCCTAATAAAAGTTTAGATGTTTTCTTTTTTGACTTCTTAAAAAATCCGTCAATCTCAGTAGTAAAGATAACACTTTTACTTGTTAATGTCAAATCTTCATTTAACCATCCATCAGAAATTAATCTCTTTACTTCTAATTCCTTGCTTACATAAGATGCAGGAATTATTTTATATTTTACACAATGCAAAACATAATAGCTATTTGGAGTAATTCCTTCTTCAATTAATCTTAAAAATATATCTTCCATACTACCATATTATTTCATTACCACTATTTTCTTTAACTATAGCAGATACTTTATTAAATATATCATTACTATCCCATTTAGAGCCGTTATAAACAGCAGAAGCAGGATGTTTAACAGTAAACTTATGGTTATTATCCCCAGTAAGTTCAGACCATCCTTCAGCTTTTTTACCCATGTATACATATACTAATCCTGTGTTATGATTATTTAACCAATCTAATAAATAAGCAGTAAATGGTTTCCAAATGTCATAGTGACTACCAATTTTACCAACTTCTACTGTAAGAGCTGTATTTAGCATTAATATACCTTGATTTGCCCATCTTTTAAGATCAAGATCTTCACTTATTACATGATTATTATAT